TGGTTCACAAGCAACACTTGACTCCGCAACAGTCACTAAGATAAAAGTAGATAGCGCAGACATAGACCATTTTTCCACTGAGAATATAAACTTTGATAGTGCAACTGGTGACTCTGCAACCATAACAAATATTGCAAGTACAAGTATAAATACTGACCAATTATTTACAGACTCAGCAACAATTACAAATATTGCAAATGATGTTCTCACTGCAAAAGCAATTACTAACACAAGTCAAGTAGGTGACTCTGCAACTATTACAAACATTGCGTCTAATTCAATAAACACAAATGCATTACAAGTAGATGATATCACCATAGACGGTTCATCTATTGCAGATGCGGGAGATTTTTCTTTAGATATAGAAGGAGATATAACATTTGATGCGAATGGTGGTAATGTAAAACTTTCAGATGACGGTTTACTTTTCACAACTATTAGTAGGGATGCCGCTAATACCGTCATCAAAGTCAATCAATCAGACGGAGACTTAGTTCTTAAAGGTAATGACGGTGGTTCAGAAATTACTGCATTAACATTAGATATGTCTGCCGCTGGTGCGGCAACATTCAATGACCAAATAACTCTTGGTGGTAATTTAGTTCATGCAGGAAACCTTACTCTAGATGTAGGTGGTGATATAACACTTGATGCAGATGGTGGAGATATTAAATTAAGCAATGGTGGTACTCAGTTTGCAAACTTTGGCGACGCCACTGGTGCTGTACATATAGATGCTGTAGTTTCAGATGATGATATTAAATTTAGAGGTGTTAGTGATGGCACTACATTTACTGCATTGACATTAGATATGTCTGATAGAGGTAATGCAATCTTTGGTGCTGGTGCTACCTTTAATAGAAGAACTGAAATATCAACTGATTCTGATTATCAACTTAGAATTGATAATGGTAGTAATATTTGGTTTAATCGAGTTCAAGGTGATGGTACTTATGCTATACACTTAAATGGTACTGGAAATATTTTTCATGCAACTTCAACTGGTATAGGTGTCACGGGTAATGCAGATATATCTGGTACATTATCAGTTGGTAATTTAAATGTAGACTCTGCTGACATAATTAAGATTGCAAGAGATAATCTATCTACTGCAAATTCGTCTGCATTAACTTACGATAGTTCTGGTGGTCAGTTTGGACTAAATGCAAATCATGTAATGGCACTAATACAAACAGTTGACTCAAATGGTAGTGGTCTAAATGCCGCAACATTAGATGGTCAAGAAGGTACACACTATAGAATTAACGTGTACAATAACTCAGGAACTCTATTGAATTAATAGATAAATAGTAATATGGCAAAAATAAGTAACAGAAATGATTTTAGAGACTATGTACTTCGTAGACTCGGATATCCAGTTATAGAAATAAATGTAGACGATGACCAAATCGAAGATAGAATTGATGATGGTTTACAGTTATTTCGTGAGTATGCCGCAGATGGTCAGTTAAGAGTTTTTCAACCTGTATTAATTACTCAAGCAATGGTTGATGCTAAAAGTATTGATTTAAATACCGCTTTGCCGGCAGTTGCAAACAGAATACTAGATGTTGTAAAAGTTTTTATGATAGGTGATTCAACATCAAATGTAAACTTCTTTGACATTAAATATCAAATGCGACTAAATGACCTTGCAGATTTGGCAACAGGTGTAGGTGATTTAGCATATTACGAACACATGCAACAATATCTTTCAATGATTGATTTAAAACTTACTGGTCAACCTCAAATACAATTTAGTAGACACAGTGGTACATTGTTTATCGCTGGTGATTTACGTGATGGTGGTGATATAAAAGTTGGCGATTACATCATGCTTGAAATGTTTGTTGAAGAAGCAGAAAGTGTTGGTGGTGTTTACAATAATTTATTCATGAAAAATTATGTAACTGCGATATTGAAAAAACAATGGGGAGAAAATATAAGTAAGTTCGAAGGTATGACACTCCCTGGTGGTGTGACGTTAAATGGTAGACAATTGATTGATGATGCTAAAGAAGAAATAGAAAAAGAAATAGAAAAACTAAGAAACGAGTATGACAATCCGCCTAATTTCTTTGTAGGGTAGGTCATGGCAACAAACCAATATTTTAAATATGATGTTCGTTCAGAACAACAACTTTTTGAAGATTTAGTTATCGAATCTCTCCAGATGTTTGGACAAGATGTCTATTATTTGCCTAGAGAAGTACTTAATAAAGATAAACTTTTCTTAGATGATGTTCCTTCTAGATTCTCAGATGCTTATAAAGTTGAAATGTATATTGAAAATACGGAAGCATTTGAAGGTGAAGGAGATTTATTTACTAAGTTCGGAATAGAGTTAAGAGACCAAGCAACATTTGTTGTTTCTCGAAGACGATGGGTACAATTAGTTGGTAAAAGACTAGAAGTAGCAAACTTTAGACCAAGAGAAGGTGATTTAATATATTTACCAATGTCTGAATCTATGTTTGAGATACGTAGAGTTGAAACTGAAACACCATTTTATCAATTAAAAGATTTACCAACATTTAGATTACAATGTGAATTGTTTGAATACAACGATGAGGACTTTGATACTGGTGTTACTGACATTCAAGAGATTGAAGAAAAGAATGCATTTACTTATGACCTTCGTATGGATTCTCAAGGTGTGCCAGGGTTTGTTGTGGGTGAAACTATAACACAATCATTTGGTACGTACAGTATGACTGGTGAAGTTTCATTTAGGTCTGACTCAGATAACACAATTTATGTCGTTCATAGTGGAGCAACAGATGGATTGTTTCATGAATGGACAACAACTGCTACAGTATCAGGTGGTACAAGTCTTACTATTGCAACACCTTCACTAGTAAAACAAATACAACAGATACAAGAAGATGCTCAGAATACTGTATTTGATGATTTTGAATCAGACTTTCTAGACTTTAGTGAAAGTAATCCATTTGGAGATATATCGTAATGTTTGGTACTCATTTTTATCACAAAAGAGTTCGAAGTGCAGTAAGTGTCTTTGGGTCGTTATTTAATAATCTTTATGTACTTAGACAAAACTCTGCAGGTGAAACTATTTCACAAGTTAAAGTGCCACTATCATATGCACCAAAAAGAAATTTTCTTGCAAGAATAGAAGCAATGACAAATGGTGAACAGAACGAAAGAGTCGTTGCAATTAAATTACCACGTATGTCTTTTGAAATAAATGGCATAGCATATGATGAAACAAGACAATTAAATAAAATGAATAACTTAAATAAAGTTCTTGCTGGTTCAACAGTATCAAGACAAAAGTTATTTACTGCAACACCATACAACATTAATTTTGATTTAAATGTTTATGCTAAGTCTCAAGACGATGCCTTGCAAATAGTAGAACAAATATTTCCATTCTTTACACCACAATATACTGTTTCAGTAAAACCTTTTACTAATATTGCATTAAGTGAAGATGTACCAATTACATTGACAAGTGTATCTTTTACAGATGACTTTGAAGGTTCAATAGAGCAAAGACGAACAATTGTATACACACTAAGTTTCGAAATGAAGATAAACTTTCATGGACCACTTGGCACAAGTAAAATTATTCGTGAAGTTAGTAATAACTTGTTTATTATCGATAGTGCGAGTGGTGGAGATTACATAAAAACACAACAAATTACACCAACACCAGCAAATGTAAGTGCAGATAGTGATTATGGATTCAATACAGTAGATTCTGATAATCCAAGTAATATATGATTTATGAAGAAAAAAATACTCTAGATAAAGAGGTTTGTAATGATATGATATCTTGGTATGAAAACAAGTTAATCTCTGGTGAAATTGGAACCAATTATGCAAATGTTTCTAATGAAATTAGAAAAGATGTATCTATTACTGCTTGTCATAATTTTGAATCTTTTGAACCTTTTTACAATCAATTAGATTCTATTATTAAAAAACATGTTAAAAGATGTTTTAAAAAATGGTATATAGAAGGAGATTATATTATTACTGGATATAAATTTCAAAAAAGTACAGAAGGTGGCGGTTTTACTAAATGGCATGCCGAGGCAAATGTTGGTAATCCAAAATTTTGGAGAAGTAGAAATAGATTTGGTGTTTGGATGGTTTATTTAAATGATACTGATACAGGATATACAGATTTTATGCATCAAAAACTATCAATAAAACCAGAAACTGGTAAATTAGTTATTTGGCCTGCATATTTTACACATACACACCGTGCGAATCCAGATTTAAAAGAAGATAAATACATTATAACTGGTTGGTTGGAGACAGATTATGAAAGAAAAAGATAATAAAAACGTAGATGCCGATTACGAATATAGTCGAAAAACATACTACGAGTTAATAGAAAAAAGTAAAGAGACTTTAGATTTAATGGCAGATGTTGCCAGAGAATCAGAACACCCACGTGCTTTCGAAGTATTTGGTAACATGGTAAAACAAATAGCAGATGTTAACGACAAGTTAATGGACGTTAATGCTAAGTTAAAAAAAGTAAAAAGCGAAGAAGATATCAAACAAATAGGACAAACGACTAATAATCTTTTTGTAGGCACAACTACAGAATTACAAAGATTAATACAAAAAGAGAATATTATAGATGTTGAACCAGAAGAATGATACTTATCTCGGTAACGTAAATGTTAAACGTGATGGTGTTCAACATGACTTTACTAAGAAAGAAATCAAAGAATACGTTAAATGTAGCAAAGACCCTGCATACTTTTGCGAAACGTATCTAAAAATTATTTCACTTGACAAAGGTCTTGTACCATTTAAACTATATCCATATCAACATCAAATGTTTTCTCATTTTGATAACAACAGGTTTTCTATTGTATTAGCATGTCGACAATCAGGTAAATCAATTAGTTCAGTTGCATATCTTTTATGGTATGCATGTTTTCACCCCGAAAAAACAATTGCGATACTGGCAAATAAAGGTGCAGTAGCAAGAGAAATGTTAGCAAGAATAACTCTTATGTTAGAGAATCTACCTTTCTTTCTTCAACCAGGTACCAAAGCACTTAACAAAGGTTCACTAGAATTTAGCAACAATAGTCGTATTATCGCATCGGCAACTTCTGGTAGTTCGATTCGTGGTATGTCAGTCAACCTATTGTATCTTGATGAGTTTGCTTTTGTAGAACGTGCCAATGAGTTCTATACATCTACATATCCTGTTATTTCTGCTGGTAGTGATACGAAAGTAATTGTGACTTCGACTGCAAATGGAATTGGTAATACGTTTCATAAACTATGGGAAGGTGCATGTCAAAATGTAAATGAGTTTATACCATTTACTGTAAATTGGAATGATGTCCCTGGACGTGACGAGAAATGGAAAGAAATGACAATTGCAAATACATCTGCTTTACAATTTGACCAAGAGTTTGGTAACACATTCTTTGGTACAGGTGATACTTTGATTAATGGTGAAACACTTATGGGTTTTCGTGCAAAGAATCCACGAAAGGTGCGAGAAAATGGTGATTTATTAATTTATCGAGAACCTACTAAAGACCACCAATACATCATGACAGTAGATGTCTGCAAAGGAAGGGGACAGGATTATTCTACGTTTAACGTTATCGATATTAGCACTAGGCCCTTTAAACAAGTCGCTGTTTATCGCAATAATACTATTTCTCCTGTTTTGTTTCCTAATATTATATATAAGTACGCCAAATTCTATAATGACTGTTATGTTGTTATAGAATCAAATGACCAGGGTTCTGTAGTCTGCAATGGACTATATCAAGAACTAGAATATGAAAATATTCACATGGAATCTGCAGTTAAGGCAGATAGAATTGGTATTGAAATGACACGTAAAGTAAAACGTATTGGGTGTTCATCAATTAAAGATATTCTAGAGCATCGTAAACTCCAGATATACGATGAACAAACGATACTTGAAATATCTACATTTACTGCTCGAGGTCAATCTTACGAAGCAAGTGATGGTAATCACGATGACTTGATGATGAATCTAGTATTATTTGGTTACTTTGTTTCTGGTACATATTTTAGAGACTTAACTGACATTGACTTGAAAAAAATAATGTTTGAAGATAGAATGAGAGAAATAGATGAAGATGTACCACCTGTTGGATTCATAGACGATGGAACTCAGTTTGAACAAGAACTAGAGAGAAAAGAAGAAGCAGAACGTTGGTTTGACAGACACAACGATGAAATAATCCAAGAAGAGTGGTAGAAAACACCTTTTGTATAAATAAAAGCATATATTGAAATATAACCGTATTATGATAACTTATAATTAGACAAACGAATAGGATAGAATCATGGCATTATTTACACCTTCGGCATCGCCTGCGGTAACTGTAAAAGAAATCGACTTAACGGGAGTAGTCCCTAATGTTGCAACTAATACAGGTGCTTTTGTAGGTAATTTCGGTTGGGGACCAGTAGGAGAAACTACACTTGTTTCAAACGAAGCAGGACTAGTAGAAGTTTTTTCTGCACCAACAACTGACAATACGGTTGACTTTCACTCGGCCGCTTTCTTTTTAAAATACTCTAATGCACTACAAGTAGTACGTGAGACAGACTCAGATGCTAGAAACTCTCTAGCAGTTAACAATAAAACTGGTACTAATGCAGTAGCAACTAACCAAGCATTAAACAATTTAAATGCATTTGAGGCCGCATCAATCGACTCAAATGATGGTGCATTTATTGGAAGATTTCCAGGGGCATTAGGTAACTCTTTATTAGTATCAATCTGTGGAAGTTCAGACTCAGACGGTAGTGGTGCTATTAATTTTAATTCATGGACATACAAATCACAATTTGATGCCGCACCAGGGACTTCTTCATTTGTAAGTGGTCTTGGTGGTAAAAACGATGAAATACATATAGCAGTTGTTGACGAAGA